CGGAGAGCCGGATCGTGGCCTTCCTCTCGCTTTAAGCGAGGGAAGCGCGCGCAAGCGGGCCGGAAACCTGTTCCTGAGAGGGGCCTAAGTTTTTGGTCGCGGGCCACAACCGCCGCTTCCCATTTTGGAGGAACTGTAATGAACGTCAAACGATGGTATGGCAATAAATTTGCGCTTCCAGCACAGCAAATCAGATTTTTTAGTGAATTGAGCAAAGAGCAAATCGAGGAGGTTAGAGAAAAGTTCACCGCTGGTCTGGTAAACGTCGAAAAGTACGTCTATGCCGTCAAGCGTAGTGGAAAACTGGTCTGGGCGCGAGAACGTCGCGATTTATCGATGGAACACAATCTGACAACAGAAAGGTAGAACGATGAGCGAAACTTTTGAAATCTGGGCAATCGTAGAACTGTTTGGCCACGCGCAAATCGCCGGCCGGGTGACCGAGCAGCCCATCGCTGGGGGCACATTCTTGCGCGTGGACGTTCCCGGGACGGGTGGCCAAGAGCCGTTCACGCGATTCTATGGCGCGTCTGCAATCTATTCGATCACGCCGGTGGCCGAGGAAGTAGCGAGACGGGCGGTGAACGTGCTGGAGAAACGCCCGATCACGGTGTGGGGCGTCGTCCTGCCCGAACGGGAATTACCGGCCGGAGACGAAAGAAGTGAGGACAACTAGAATGAAAGCGTTTGTGGACGGCGATCAACTGTGCATCACGGGAAAAGATTTCGTCGATCTCCAAGAATCGCCAGCAGTATTCTACCCGTTGGCGAGTGAGATAGCGAAGATCATAATGCAGAGTGGATTTCAGGCTTTGCCTATGGAAAATTTGCGTGACATTCGTTCGAGTCTGAAGATTGGGAGCGAATAGTCCTTGACTTTGCCCCTCACCTGTGCTATAATTGTAGGTGAGTATGCAGACTCGAAGACGGCATTTTTTGTGCCGGTTTACAATCTCATATTGTTGGCAAAGGTCCCCTAGTGGTCGAAGAACGCCGTCAGAGTTTGCATACTCCCGGCGAAACTGCTAGGGGACTTTTGTGTTTCTGGATAAAGGAATACGCAAAATGATCAAAGGAAAGTCGAGAAAGTTGACCAAGTACCAGGCCAACCTGGTAGCCGATGCAGAGATGCAGATGGAACTGCTGCAAGAGCTAGTCCTGGCCCGCCTGGACAAAGCCGGACAAAATCTCTACCAGTTGCGCGAAACGTTGCGTTTCGAGAGTGGGTTGTTGTCCGGTCACCTGTTGCCACGACACGACGTGGACGTCGCCGCGCTGCCTCGAGACCTGCGCGAGACGCTGGACATCTCTTACGCGATGGCCACCCTGGCCTATAATGGAGTAGCCTACGATGGATGAAGAAAAAGGATACGTCTACGTCCGGTATCAGCTCAACGACGAAGGTCAAAAACAAGCGCACCGCTTTCGTCTCTTCCTGGCTTTCGAGGGCGCCTATGGCAAGGGACAAAAAGTGGACGAAGAAGAGATCGTCCGGGCACGGTTGGAACTGCCGGCGATGATCGAGGTGTTGGACGACGCCGACCTGGTAGCCGTGTGGATGCTGGCCGGTAGCCTGGCCAACGTGCCTCGCTCCGACCTGCTCGCCCCCAGCGCAGCTTTGGTGTGGTGAATGTGCGCGCGGTGAATACGCGCGTATTCAGTTATGGGCGGTCTTCGTGACCGCCCTTTTTCTTTTTATCGAGGAAAACTTGACAATCCCCCATTTTATGGTATGATGTAGGAAACTTTGTGACCTGGGGTACAGATGAGTGAGAACGATGGAGAAAAAGAAGTCAGGGATCTCGTAGAAGCGATCATTCGCACGTTGATCTACGTCGTCCGTTGGCTGGCCCGTCGTTACCACCTCGAACACTTGATTAAATGGCATAAATGGCCACGTTGACGGCTACGGCCGTCTAACCTCGCCCACCAGCGCCGGTAGCGCGAACGCCCTACCTGTGAAGGTGGGCGTTTTTCGTTTTCATAGGAGGCGGGTGTGATGGATTTTAGCGCATTTACGATTGGTGGGATGTCGGTGTTGATCTTGACGCTGGGCATCGTCGAAGCGGCAAAGAGGTTCGGGGTGACCGGCCGCTGGAGCGAGGCGTTGGCCATCGGCCTGGGCGCGACCCTGGTCGGGCTGGCGCAGGCGATTCAAAAAGACCTCATTCCGGCCGTCGCTCTGCCCTGGATCGAGATCGTCGTCGTCGGCATCGGCGGCGGCCTGGCGGCCACCGGCGTGTACGACCTGGCCAAAAAACTGCTCAAACGGTGATCGGTCGTGAGCGACTGGCTGGAGCTGTGGAACAAGTATGGTTTCTGGGCGCTCCTGGGTGTACTCGTTCTGACCAACGCGGGCAAGATTGCAGCGGCAACGGGCAAACTCGTAGATCGCATCTGGCCCACGTGGGCCGAAGCGCGGCGTTTGCGACGGGAGCAAGAGCGAGAACGGGAGACGCGCGAGCACAAAGCCGGGGAAGCGGAACGGCTGGATACCATCCTGGCTCTGAAAGATATGCTGCTTGCTTACCGCCAGTCTCTGGATGACGCGCATCTGGAGCGCAGGCAGCTCCAAAACCGTTTGTACGATCTGGTCGAACGGTACGAACGGCACGATGCGCGGTTCATCGAGGTCTTGCGCGACGTCAGCGAAGTCGTCCGCGCCCAGACGGAGCGCATCAATCACCTGGCGATGGCGTTACGTGAGGGAGACGGAAAAGTGTCGATCGTGTCCTGAGCGTCGCGCAGATAGCAATCTGTGGCCGGTGACTCTCCAAGTGCTGGCTGCAAATACCCGCCCGCTATCTGCGTGACGCTGAGGGAGTGATCACTCGGTGAATGAACAACAAAGTTTTCCGGGAATAGAAGGACAAATAAACGTCTACGACGAAGCGCAGCTGCGCAGCATCGAGGCGCGACGCATCTTCGAGGCCGAAGAGGGCTATATGCCGTGGATGGACGACTATTGGCGGTTGATTGCCGAAGGCTGGACGTGGAAAAAGGCGGTCTATATGCTATGGGCGGCACTGCCCAAGGACAAACGTAAACCCAAGACGCAAAACGAGTTGGCCGTCCAGGTCCTCGGCCTGACCACCGATCGCCGTATCCACGATTGGAAACAAAATCCGGCGATGGATGCCGCAATCGCCATTTTGGCCAAGTCGGCGTTACTCAAACACCGCCCCGAGATCTACGCCGCGCTAATCGAATCGGCCAGCAATCCCGACAGTCGCAGCCACGCCGACCGGAAACTGGCCCTGGAGATGCTGGGCGATTACATGCCGCGACAATCGATCCGCCTGGGGGCAGAGATAGTGGACGGCGGCGAGGCTGAATTGAGCATCGAGGAGCTGCGGGCTATCGAGGCCGGGCCGGAGACGACTAATGGTGGATGACGCACGTCGGCAAGCTACGCGAGAGATCGCCCGCCGGGAACTGGCGCGGCGATTGTACTACGACTATGCCCGTTACGTGTTCAGAGGTTGGCAAGATACAATCCACCACCACATACTGGCCGAATATTTGCAAGGGGTCGAGCAGTTCGTGGCCACCAACGGCGCGAAGGGCATCGGCCGCTTGATGGTCTTTATGCCTCCCCGTCACGGCAAATCCCTCAACGTCAGCGTGCTCTTCCCCACCTGGTTCTTAGGACGCAACCCCGACAAACGAGTGATCATCGCCAGTTACAATGGCAACTTGGCGATGGACTTTTCCCGGCAAGGGCGCAATCTAATGATGGATACGCGCTATCGCGCCGTGTTCGGCGACAAGAGTGGGCAAACGGATCAAGTGCGCATCGCCGACGACAGCCGCAGCGTCGAAGCGTGGAACGTGGCCGGTCACCACGGCGGTTTGGTGGCCGCTGGCGTGGGCGGCGGGATCACCGGTCGCGGCGCACACTTGCTGGTGATCGACGATCCGGTGCGCGATCGCGCCGACGCCGAAAGCCGCGTCCGGCGCAAAACGATCTGGAAGTGGTATACGTCCACCGCTTACACGCGCCTCGAAAAAGGGGCGGCCATTGTCGTGATGCACACGCGCTGGCACGAAGATGACCTGGCCGGGCGTTTGCTCAAGAGGATGATCACCGAGGAGGGAGCCGACCGGTGGACGGTGCTCTGTTTGCCAGCTATCGCCGAGGAGTGGGCCGAGCACGTCGAGGCAGATGAGGTCATCAAGGCTTGCCAAAATGGATGGTGGCGTGCGGTCGATCCACTGGGACGCACGCCGGGCGAACCTCTCTGGCCGGAAAAGTATGACTTGGCGACGTTACGCAGTAACCAGGCGAACATCGGCGGCTACGAGTGGGATGCCCTCTACCAGCAACGCCCTCGCCAGTTGGAAGGGGCGATGATCAAGGCGCACAAGATACGGATCGTGGGCGAAGTGCCGGCGTATTTACGTGTGGTGCGTTATTGGGATCTGGCCGTGAGCGGCCGCGAGCGTGCCGATTTTATCGTCGGCGGCAAGGTGGGCCGCGATCCGCAGCGCGGCCGCGTCTACATCCTGGATATAGCGCGCTTCCGTGGGCCGTGGGCCGATGCGCGCCCTCGAATGGTGCAAGTGATGCTGGCCGATGGGGTCACCGTCGAGCAGGGCATCGAGGTCGCCGGCCAACAGGGTGGTTATTTCCAGGAATTGCAGCGCGACAAAAAGCTCCAGGGTCTGACCATCCGAAGCGTGAACCCGCGCGACGTGGGCGGCAAGGAAGTCAGGGCCAACGTGTGGGCCAGTCGCATCGAGGACGACTTGATCTATATGCTCAGGGCACCTTGGAACAATACTTTTGTCAGCGAAGCGTTGGCTTTTCCGCGTGGCAGCCACGACGACCAGGTGGACGGTGTGAGTGGGGCGGTGCAAATGCTGGGCGCGTTGGGAGGTCCGGCGGTGGGCGAAACGGTAGACGTTCCGGTCGCCGACTATCGCCGTGAACATAGGAGCGTACTTTGGCCAGAAAGAATCTAGGACGACGAATCGTAGAACGGTTGGGCCTGATCACCCGCTCGGAGCACGAAGCAGCAGTGACTCGCGCTTTCGAGGCCGGATTCGAGGGTGGAAACGACGAACCGCCGAGCGGTGACCTGAAATCATACGGCTACCGGCGGGCGACGGCGGGCAGCGTGCGCGATTTTGGCGGGCTGGACTATGACCAGGTACTCAATATCGCCTGGCGCATTTTCTTGATGAGTCCGGTAGCCAAACGCTATTTGCAGATCAAGCGCGATTACGAGCTGGGCCGTGGCGTCGTCCCCAAAGCCGACGACGAAGCATTGCAGAGCATCGTCGATGATTTCTGGCGGGTCAACAAGTTGTCCTCCCGGCTCAAAAAATACGTCCTCCAACTCCACTTACTCGGCGAGCAATTATTCCCCGTCTTTGTGCGTAAAACCGACGGCCGCGTCAAATTGGGTTACATCGATCCGACCGAGATCGAAAAGGTCGTTCAGCACCCTGACAACGTGCTCGAAAAATGGGCGGTCGTGCTCAAGATTCAGAAATCCGTAGGCGACGAACCGTGGCGACGGATGGAACACGCCCACCGCGTCTATCGCATCATTCGTGAAGACGACGGGATCGAATACGACGATGGTCGGGCGCGCCCACCGCTATATCCCGGCAAATTAGTGATGCACGATCAGGCGTTGCTCGAAGATTGGGAAGCCGATATGCTAGAGGCATATGGGCTGAGCGAGTACAGCGGTTCGTGCTTTTATTTTTCTCGAAATGACTTGTCCAACCAGGCGCGGGGTTACACGGATTTGCTGCAAGTAGCCGATTGGATCGACCAGGACGAAAGTGTGTTCTTTGACCTGGCCGATCGCGAGAACCTAGCCGGTTATTTCTTCACGGACGTGACTATCCAAGGCGCGGACGAAGGACGGATCAAGATACGGGCCAACGAAATCAGAAAGAATCCGCCCAAAAAGGGCAGCATCAACGTCCACAACGACCGGGAGACGTGGAACCCGACCGCGCCCGATCTGAAACAAGCGGGCAGCATCGAGACGGGCAAGGAATTGCTGACGTTCATCCTGGGTGGCCTCGGTTTGCCCAAGTCGTGGTACGGTTACGGCGACGAAACGAACCGGGCCACGGCGCAGGCGCAGGGCGATCCCACCTGGCGGACGATGGAAACCGACCAGGACGCGGCAAAAGATATGGTAATAGAAATGCTGACCTTCGTCCGTGACCAGGCCGAACTCGCCGGACGCTGGCAGCCAACTGCCGACGATACCAAAGTCGATTTGCAGATGCCGGAAATGACGACCAAGGATTTGGTGCAAGTTTCGACCGCTGCCAGCGCCATGAGTACGGCTTTGATGGTGGCCGTGGATCGCGGTTGGATGACCAGGGAACACGCTGCCGAGGCGTGGGCCAAAATGATGGCCGAGATCGACGTGGAGATCAATCCGCAAGAAGAGGTTGCGGCCGTGGATGGGCAGGCCGAACAGGATGGGTTGAACGTCGCCCAAGATGCAAACGATTGGTACATGATGCACGGCCTGGCCGTGCCCGATGAGGTGACCACAAGTGCCAACTCCTAAACAGCAATATCTCGACGAATTGAACGCCATAGCCAACCGCTACGGCTCGTTGGAGGATACGACCATCAAACGGATGTTGGCCATGATGAAGGAATTGCGCTCGCAGGTGGCAGCAGAGATCACGACTGCCGGCGGGTTCGAGACTTTTCGCCTCGACCAGATGAGACGTGGCCTGGAACGATTGATCGGCGAGTTCGAGGTGCGATTACAGACCGAAGTGCGCACGGCGTTCGAGCAGACTTACCAGGCCGGGGGCGAATCGGTCACGGCGCCTTTTCAAAAGATTGGCATCGGAGGCATCTTTTTTCAGCCGTCCACGGCGCAGCTCAACACTGTGTTGGATTTTTCGGCGCGGCTCATCAAACAGATTTCGGACGAAATACGTGCCAAGATCGACCAGCAAGTGCGGCTGGCCGTCCTGGGACAAAAGAATCCGGTGGACGCGATGAAACTCATCACCCAAGACCTGGGCATCGAGGCGCGAACCGGAGTGTGGAAAAAGAGGCACGATCCGGTCGAGGGAATCGCCGCCCGCGCCGAGACCGATCTGCGCACCGAGATGCAACGCACTTTCAATCTGAGCACGTTCAGCCAGCAACGACAGAGTGCGCGGCGCATACCTGGCCTGACTAAAAGCTGGTTGGGAACAGGCGACGTGCACACGCGCAGGTCCCATTTGCAGGCGCACATTTTTTACAAAGATCGCCCGATCCCGGTGGATGAACCATTTATCATCGGTCCCAAACGGGCAAAATTGATGTACCCGGGCGATCCAAATGGTCCACCTGAGGAGACGATCAATTGCCGTTGCAGATCGATTACCCATCATCCCGCGCTTGGGCGCGTGGGTAGCAGCCTGGACGGGCGAATCGCGGCGGAACTGAAACGGAGGGCAGCGTAATGCCATATCCAAACGTACCGGCGACAAAGACCGGCGATATGGATCGATGCGTCCAACGAGTAATGGCGGATGGGTACGACAAGGAAACTGCCATCGCTATCTGTTACACGAGCATCGTCGAGGGGCGCGCTTTGGAAGAAGACTATTCCTGGGATCAATGTATCGCCGATCAAAAGAAGCGTGGATACTCGCAAGAGCGCGCCGAAAAGATTTGTGGGGCGATCAAAGCCAAGGACGGCGAATCCCAACGCCGGATAGAATACCTGGAAGCTACGATCCGTCCACGTGGGCCGGATTTCCAGGGCCGTGAATGGGATGTGACCATCATCGGAGCCGAGACGCCCGCCGACATCGTGATGGTAGACGGTCAGGAGTATATCAGGAGCAAAAATGGGCGGTTTTACCTTTGTGAAGGATTGCGCGATTCTGTCCCACAATGGGACGGTATAAAAGTTTACGACAATCATTTGACCGATGCTGAGTTTGAGCAACGGGCCGGGATGCGCTCCGTGCGCACGGAATGGCTCGGCGCAATCGTACAACCGCGCTGGGATGGCAGTAAACGCAAACTGCGGGGCATTTTGAAAGTTTCCGACCGTGTCCTGGCGGGTAAGCTCAAAGATGCACACGACGTGGATATCCTGGACACCATCGGGTTGTCCATCGATACGATACCGAAAGGCCGGGAGGCGACCATCGAGGGCAAACGCCAACCGGTCATTTCGGGATTCAAAAAGATTTTTTCAGTCGATTTGGTAACGGACCCAGCGGCAGGCGGGGGCTTTAACCGTCTCATTGCCGCAACACAACAGGAGGCTAAAATGGCACTGACCGAAGAAATGATCAACGAAATTCGTGCCTTGATCAAGGAAGCCCTCGCAGCGAATCAAGGACAAGAGCAGGTCGAACCGGAAGAGGCGATAGAGGAGGTGGTCGCGGCGGCGGAAGAAGCAGCCGAGGATGCACCGCCCGAAGCCAGTCCGGCCGACGTGGCCCAGGCAGCGGCTCACGCCGCGCAGGTGGCCGCCGATGAGATCGTAGCGGAAGAAGAGCCGTCGGCATTGGAAGCGGTGCGCCGGTTGGAGTGCAAGATCGCATTGCGCGACCAGTTGGACGCGGCTAAGCTGGCAGCCGATGCACGCCAGGTCGTCGAACAGGCGTTTGCTGGCAAAACGTTCGATCTCGAGGAGTCGAAGCGTATGATCGAAAACGTCAAAACTGTGGTTGCGGCCAGGGATGGCAGTGGCCGTATCCAGGGCGCGGGGCCGTCTGCGCCGATCAGCGTCGGAATGGACGAGAGCGACTGGCGCGCCGTAGAGTTTCTGCGCCTGGTAGCGGGCAACTCCCTCTATCGCTCGTTGGAATCCATCAAAGACGATTATGTACAGGAACGATTGCCTGAATCGTACAAGGCGTGGACTAAGGGCGGACGGGTGCGCGGCACGACGCGGCGGCTCTCGGAATGGGTCTACAATGCCTTTGGCGATCCGTTCGCTCAGAACAGCCGCTTTTACGAGGCAGCGACGACCAGTACGATGTCCAGCATCGTCAAAAACGCCGTCAACGTCATCCTGGCTGCCGACTTTCAAGCGCGTCACCAGTGGTGGGATCCCCTCGTGCGCACCGAGGAGGTGGATACCATAGACGCGGCGACGCTCGTTCGCGTGTTTGGCCTGGGAATTCTATCGGTCGTAGACGAAGGACACGCTTACACCGAACTATCGTGGGTGGACGAAGAGGAGACGGCCGCGTTCGTGAAAAAAGGGAATTACGTGGGCATCACCATGGAAACCCTCTTGCGCGACAAGGTGAATAAGGTGCGGGCGATCCCCCAGCTCCTGGCCGACTCCTGGTACAACACCCTCTCGGCTCTCGTTGGCGGTGTGTTCACCGTCAACACTCACGCCGGGCCACTTCTGGTCGGTTCGCCGGGCAATCTGTTCAACGCCACGGCAACGACGACCAGCGGTGGACACGCTAACCTGTTGACGGCGGCTCTGAGCTACACTTCATTCGATGCGGCGGCGACGGCCCTGATGAAACAACAGGCAGGCGACCAGGGTACGGGAGCGAAACTGCTCGTCGAACCCAAGTTTTTGCTCGTGCCGGTCGATCTGCGGGCGCAAGCATTGCAGATTCGCAATTCGGAAGACATTCCCGGATCGGCAAACAACGATCCCAACCCGTACTATCAGACGTTCGAGGTAGTCGTCGTTCCCGATTGGACGGATGTCGACAACTGGGCCATCGTCGGTAATAAGGAACGCTTTCCAGCGATCTGGCTTTTGTTCTACCGTGGAAACCGTGTGCCCGAGCTGTACACGTCCGACAACGAGACGCGGGGCGCAATGTTCACCAACGACACACTGCGCTACAAGGTGCGGATGCTGACCTACCGTTACAGTTCGACCTATGACTGTGCGCCGGTGAGCGACTTCCGTCCTCTCCACAAGAACAATGTAAGCTAGAACTAGAGCAGAATTTGATGGGCGGGCTAACCGTCCGCCCTCTTTTTACCTGGAGGTAAGATGGATAAAAAATGGAAAATCGGCCTATCCGGGGGCATCGTGCTCGCGTTGATCGTTTCGATTGTTGCGTTGACCAGCGCAGGCGCAGACATCCAGGAGATGGGCGTCACCAATCTGAGCAGTTTGCACTTGTCGGATACCGGAGGAACGGCAACGCCCGTTTTCGTCGCTAACCAGGATGGGACTGGACGTATCTGGGAATTGCAGGATGCGACCACACCCGTCGTCTACGTGGACGATGGTGGTGGGTTGCGCATTGTTTCCGGAGGATTGACGGTGACTTCGGGTGGGGCAACGATCACCGCCGGCGGAGTGACGGTCACCGCTGGTGGAATGACACTTTCCGATGGCGATGCTGTGATTGCGGATGATTTACGGGTAGGAGCACAAAGCAGCATTCAAGTGGCAAATACAACTTCGTTTACACCTACCGGCACATGTCAGGTCATCACGGCAACTACTGAAGTAACGCCGACTATTGCCACAGGTGGAGCAACTGCTGGTGATTTTTTGTTATTGACAAATGAGTCCAGTAACACGATCAATCTGGCGGATAGTGGTACCACTAAACTCAGCGCAGCGTGGGCTGGAGGTCAATATGATGTACTTGTACTATGGTTTGACGGTACGAATTGGCTCGAGGTTTCACGGAGCGACAATTAGTGAACGTTTTTGCCTATTGCGTCGTGTCTGCCTGTAACAGCGTAAGACGGGCGACCGGAGTAACACCGATCACGTCACCACCGGTCACGGTCGAAACGTTTCAACCGTCGTGGATGGAAGGATATGACTTGCTCTACTTCCGGTTACACGGGATACCTGGCGGCGATCTGTGGTTTGGCGAGGATCAAGATGGAAGAATCTCGCCCGCTCTCACGCGAGGCCAGATTGCGCAAGCCGACCTGACCGGCGCAATCGTGGTGGTAGCAAACTGCTACGGCGCGGAGACGGAAATGGCGCGAGAGTTCTACAGATCGAGGGCCAGCATAGTCATCGCCGGTTATGGCAAGAATTATGCGGCGAGCAACCGTGTTCTGGGCACCGACTTGATGGTGCGCTGGATCATCCGAGTGCTCAAACTGGGTCTGTCCGCCAGGCGGGCATTGACAGTGGCAAAGGCGCGGCTCGTAACAACTGCCTGGCGCGCGTCCGACCGCGACGCGCTGGGCTTTCACGTTCTCGATAAGGAGATGATCACATGAACGAACGAATCATAGCCGTGACGCTCTCACAGACAGGAAATTGTACGACGGCGGATTGGGTGTTGGAATTTCCATTCCCTACTCAATTGCTGGGCATCAAACACTGTGTGAGCAACGCGGACAAGAACAGTACCATCGCCGTCGCCGGTGGGGCGACCCTCGCAGCGGCCACCTTTGGCCTGGGCGGTGACCCAACGTACACGCAGCCGGATTCTACGCCGGATTATGCCGCTGCCGACACGGTCTACACCGTCACGTTCACCCAGGGCGACACGCCAGGCGACGATCCGCTGGCCATACTGTTTTTCCTGGTCGGCGAGGGCGGATCTAACTTTGTCGGCTTGGGCGAGAACTTGATATGTGTGTGTTTGCACCAGACCGGCGACGCCACGGACGGCGCGTGGGTGGTAGAATTTCCCTTTCCCACGCAGTTGTTGGGTCTCAAGGCGTCCGGCAGCAATGCCAACGACACGACCATCACCGTGGCCGGTGGGGCAGCGGTGGCAGCGGCGGCTATCGGCGACAGCGGCGATCCGGAATGGATCACGCCGGATAGCACACCAGATTACGCCGATCCCGATACGGCTTACACGTTCACTATCACCCAGGGCAGCACGCGCGGCGATGATCCGTGTATCCTGGCCTTTTTCGCTGTGGGCGAGGGAGGCGCGAACTTTAAGGGACTGGCCGATAGGGTGATCGTGACGACCCTCATGCAGACCGGCGACGCGACCACGGCGGCCTGGGTAAAAGAGTTCCCGTTTCCTGTGCAATACCTGGGCAGCAAGGCGTCTGGCAGCAACTCGAACGCGACTACGTTAACGGTTGCGGGCGGGGCAGTGGCTGCGGCGGCGCAGATCGGCGATAGCGGCGATCCGAACTGGCTGGAACCGACGACGGCCCCCGACTATGTGGCCAAAGATACCATTTGTACGCTTACGATCACGCAGAGTGGGACCCGGGCCGACGATCCGATGGTTCTGGCTGTCTGGTCGGTAGGGGAGGGATGATCGATGGACGAACGAGAAATTTTGCGCAATGCGCTCGCCCTGCTCCAACGGCAAGACAAGGATGTGCGTGGAGGCTGGCTATCCTACCGAGTTTACGGTGATCGTATCGTGATCGTGATGGTTGCCGGTTACAAGTATACCGTGCCGCTTTCAGAGTTATCGAAGCCGAAGGAAATAGCTATCGACCAGGGCGATTTCAAGTACACGCTGGCAGCGTTCAAGTTGGCACAAGTTCACGACATCGATCTGACGACCATCACCGGTACGGGCAAAGACGGGCGAATCACGGTTTTGGATATAAAGAAAATTGTCGAACCGGAAACGCCGGAAGAGCCAACGCCGGAAGAGCCAACGCCGGAAGAGCCAACGCCGGAAGAGCCAACGCCGGAAGAGCCAACGCCGGAAGAGCCAACGCCGGAAGAGGAGGTGCTATAGATGTTTGCGTCAGTTGGACACAAGGCACTCACTGCAAGCGGTTCGGTCAAGGCATCGAGTGGCGCGCTGGTCGCCGTCAATATTTGTGGGGCTGCGGACGCGGCGACGGTGACGATCTATGACAATACGGAGGGCAGCGGCACGGTAGTGGCCAAACTCGGCGTCGCGGCGAACCTGAGTGATAGCTTTTGCCCGGCGCACCCGATTGTGTGTGCGAAAGGTATTTATGCTACCATCACTGGCACGACACCAAATGTGCAAGTTGCTTTTATCTGAGGTGAACTATGTCGACGGCGCTCACCACGTTTAACACCCAAGTGGGCATCCTTCTCACGTCCGATGCTGACATCTTTGCTTCGGCATCGGTGGACGCGGCGGTCAAAGCGGCTGTAGAAAAGTATAGCAAGGATAAACCGGACGCCCAGGTCGACGACGTGACCGGCGACGGGGGCAAATACTATGGCATCGCCTCGGAACTATCGGGATGGGTGGAAGGGTTTAGCCGCATCACAAAGATCGAGTATCCGGCGGCCACTATCGCCGACGACGAAACGCCGATCTACCTCGACCCGGAGGACTGGCAAGACGATTACTGGGCCAGCGATACGCGCTATCTGTGGTTGCCCAGTCACGCTCCAGTGGCGAGCGAGGCGATGCGTATCACGTACACTTTGTCCTACAAATGGAGTGGCGATCCGGAAGTGACGACGACGCCCACCGGCGACTTTTACGCGATCTGCCATTGGGCGGCGGGCTTGTGTTGCCTGGAGATCGCCACAAAGTTCGCGCAATCCAAGGATTCGACCATCGCCGCCGACAGCGCGGCGCAATCATCCAAATCCACGGATTTCGCAGCCAGGGCGCAAGAGTTCTTCGCGCTCTACAACCAATATATGGGCATCGTCGAAGAAGGCGGCGCAATCGAGCCAGCGGGCGAGTTCGTAGACCTGGACACCGAGGCCGTCTGGCCGTCAGGTCGCCAGTTCCTTTTTCGAGGAAAGTACGCTCGATGAGCGAGGATTTTAGCATCTCGGTGGACACGTCCGAGTGGGAACGATTTGCCGAGCAAATGGAAGGCGCCCCCGATCTGTTGAACGAACGAATGACGGCGGCGATGGACGGTAGCCTCGATTTGTTGCTGGAATGGATCACGTCCGAGACGCCGGTCAGTTTTGGTGTGCTGCGTGCCAGCTTTGCCAAAGACATCTATGGGCAAGTCCCAAACTTGTATGGGCGAGTCGTTTCTCCGCTGGCTTACGGTTGGCCGGTGGAATTAGGACGCAAGGCGATACCACATCCAGGGAAACGGGCTATCGACGCAATCATGCTGTGGGTCGTGCGCAAGGGGATCGCATCGGGCAAAGAGGCGCGGCAGGTTGCGTGGGCTATCGCCAAGAGTCCGGTAGCGGGCGTCTTTATGGTCAAAAAGGCGTTTGATCGGGCAAAGGGTGGCAAAGAGATCGACCAGATTTGGGAGTATGAACTGGCCCAATTCCTGCAGGAGCTTGCAAAATGAGCGTCGCGACACACAGAGCGCGGATCAAGGTCGTCCTCGATAGCGTGACCGACAAGGGCAAAACGCACGACTATAAACGCTGGGCGAGCACATGGGGTGACTTTTTGGACTTGTTCAAGACGACGATCGATAGCACCGTCCAGATACGCGGTTGGGAGATCACGTTCCAGGGATTCACGCAAACCGAGACCTCCATTGGACGCACGGGCAATAACATCGTTCGAGTCTACACCTGGCGGCTCGATGGCTATCTCGGCCTGGATGATTCAGCGACGACGGACAAGACGCTGGCCGACCTCGCCGAGGACGTCGTGGAGGCCCTGGACGGTGACGCAGTGCTCAATGAACGTTCCATTACTCTGTACCGTGAACCGGCCAACCTGGCGATGGACATGCGCATCTTTGGCAGCGTGCTTTGCAACCACGCCGAGATCACATTGGTTACGGCGGAATTGATGTGATGGACTATACCGGTGAACGAGTCGTGCCCTGGAATCCAGAGAGCGGCATCATCTTGCACCATCACGTCGAACGTTACGCCTGGGCGATGCAATTCGTAGCGGGCAAGACGGTGGCCGATCTGGGCTGTGGCTGTGGTTATGGTTCGTATATGCTCTCCTGGATAGCGCAGAGTGTCGTGGGCGTGGACATCGATCTGGAGACCATCCGTTTTTGCAAGGAACATTTCCATGCGGAAAACTTGCGTTTCCAGGCCGGGGACGTCGAAGGGTGGTTGCCCGACGCTCAAGTGTACGTGCTGTTCGAGGTGTTGGAGCATACGAGAGATCCGACGGCTTTGCTAGAGTGTATCGAGGGAACGTCGTTGTGGTCGTTGCCCATCCTGGATGACAGCATGTTTCACAGGCATCTTTACAGCGTAAAACGGGCGGAAACGATGGGCAACGGTGGCATTTGGTGTCAATCCGCAGATGGGTTGATCGTGCCCAGGGCAAAGACAGACTTTCGGCCCAAGTACGTTTTAGGAGTTCGAGAATGAAAGTAGTAGCGGCGACGCCCTCGCGGGGCCTCATTCACAGCCGAACCGTGGAGGCCGTATTGCGAGAGTCGTGGTCTATCGGCGATGATTGGGTAGGTTGGCTGTTCACACACGATTTGCCGATTCCCGATTGTTTCAACGAACTCGTTGAACGAGCGTTGGCTACCTGCGCGAGCGCGATTTGGCTCGTAGAGGAGGACATGCAGCCCGGGCCAGGTACGCTGGTCAAGATGGTGGACGCGCTCTATACGCCGGCCGACATTGCCGTCGTCGATTACCCAGTCGGGTTGCCAAAGAACATCAGCGGCAAGACGTATCCGACCGTGACCAGAGACGGCGCGGGCCGTGTGACCTGGTGCGGTACAGGTTGCATCCTCATTCAGCGGCACGTCTTTGATAGTGTGCCGCGCCCGTGGTTTACGTTGCAAAATCGTCTGGTTAAGCCAGGCGTTGTGACCTGGCAAGGAGGCGAACCATCCAAGTATGGGAGTGACATCGCTTTCACGTTTGCCTGCCACCAATTGGGATTCAAATTTGCCGTGGTAGACGCACAGGTAAACCACTTGCGTGTGGTCGAACGCGGTCAGTCTGGCAAGAATTGTGGTTTTCATATCATCGAGCCGTTGCCCCCTCCGATCGTGGAGCATCGAGAACGGCTAGATCCAAGGAGAAAATAAGATGAGTGTTTTAGCTGGAAAAGATGGGAGAGTTAAACTCGGCGCGACCTCGAAGACGGCAATCGGTAACGTCAACAGTTGGACGCTAAACGAGAGCGTGGACGAATATACACAAAAGCCGCTCGGACAAGATCATACTGGCCGGATCACCGGCCACACCGATTGGACGGCGACGCTGGAAGTCGATTTGGACGAAAGCGATACCGAACTATTGTCGCTGTTGTCCGTGGGTGCGGCGGCGACGCTATACCTGTACACCGACGAAGACAATGCCAAAGGACGCACCGGCGCAGGAATTGTGCTGAATTTTACCAAGACCGTTTCGGGTGCGGCACTCAATGGCGTGTCCATCAACGTCGGTGGTAATGGCGCGTTGGCCGATATTTCGTGACGATACTCTCCTAGAACGTTTCTGAGCGGGAATACGGCGACTTTTCACGTGAAAAGTCGCAGAAGCTCTCTGGGAGCGTCTTAGAACGTAGAGAGGCGGGAACGATGGATTATCTTACGCTTTCTAACATCATCGAGGCAGCCTTGCCGGAAGACGACGTCGAGTTGCCGGAATGGGGCGGGATGGTCAAAGTGCGCGCGATCACCTCGGCAGAATTGGAACGGGCCAAACGGCAAGCCATGAATCGTAAAACCGGTGAACTTCGCGAAGTGCAATTGACGGCCTTGATCGTCGAAGCTGGATGTGTGCAACCGGAATTTGCGCCAGGGCAATACAAGCTGCTCATGGCCAAACCCCTGGGCCCCCTCTCCAAAATCTCTGACCGGATTCTCGAACTCTCTGGCATCATCGAACCGGAGGCTGGATCGCCGGGGGAAGCTTGAGCGAGGATGAGGGATTTGGGTTTCTGTTGTGTCGCGAGTTGGGCATCCCTCACCCTCGATACTTGAAGACATTTTTGATCGAATCTGACTATCGGCAATGGTATCAGTTTTTAGCCTGGTACTATGGAGGTCCAAAGCGTGCCCGATAAAGAACTGGGTATCGAACTAACTGCAAAAGAGCGCGTGAGCCAGGCGACCGGCAAGGTTGCCCGTTCTGTCAGTAAGGCAACGGGCGCGATCAAAAAGATACCTGGCGTGGCAAAACGGGCAGGATCGGCGTTAAAAGCGATGGGCGAACGCGGGGCTAAAGCGTTGGAAGGTCTGACGCAAAAGCTGTTCTTTTTCAAAGAGGCACTGAACACCGTCGCCAACGCCGCACGTGGACTGTTCGAGGCGTTCATCCAACCGGCCCTCGCCGCCGAGAGCACCGAAGCTGCCCTGGCCAATCTGACCGGATCGGGAGCGCAGGCATCCAGGATGATGGACGATATGCGCCGCGTGGCCAAAGATACCGGCGTGAATTTGGCCGAGTTGTACGGCAACGCCACCAACCTGGCGGAATCGTTTCGCGCGCAAGGCAAAAAGCTGACCACCAAAGAGTGGGATTCGTACTTGTCGGCCATCAAAAAGGTGGCCAGGTATCGCCCCGACTTGACGGCTGCCGAGCAGATCGGCATCGTCAACGAGATGATGGCCGGGAATATGGAGGCAGCGGCAGAACAACTCGGCAAGTCCGAGGAAAAGATCCGCGCTGCTACAGAGGCGGCGATCTCTGTCAGCGAGCAAGGCCTGGGAATGTACACTAGTGTCGTCCGGCGCGAGGCCAGCACTGCTGCTGAGAGCCTGGAGGAAATAGGGGCAAGTGCGGAAGCGGTAGACAAGGCTCTCGATTCGTTGGACATGATCCCCGTGGCCACCGCACCGGCCAAGATCGCTATCGACAAACTGAAAGCGGCGTGGGATATTTTTCGAGAGACGGTCGGCATGCGCGTGTTGGACAAGGTAGTGGAGGCACTGAGCACGTTGATCGACTGGTTGACCAAAAACGAGGACAAAGTGGTGGCCCTGGCCGAGAAGATCGGTGACTTGTTGGTGACCGCCGTAAAAAGTTTCCTGGAATGGCTCACGCCGGAACGCCTGGACAAAATCGCCGCGTCCATCGGCAATATCGCGGGTACGGTCCAAGGTTTGATCGAATCGTTTCTCAATATGCCGGAATGGGCGCAAAAGTTGCTCATCGGTGGGGCTATGGCGTTAGGCCCGTTGGGCGGTGGCAAGGCACTACTCGGCGGGGCAGCCAAGATGCTCGGTGGTGCGCTGGGCGGTGGTGGGGCAGCGGCAGGGGCAGGAACGGCGGCCGCCGGTGGGACTGGGGTAGCGGGCGCGGCTGCCGGGGCTGGCGGGCTGGCTGCCGGCGGTGTGGCGTTGGCCGGGCTGGCCGGAGCTGCGGTAGGGGGTCTCGGATATGAGGCCATTGCCCGCTCCAAGTGGGGGCAAGAAAAGGGTATGGCTAACTTGCAGCAATTTGCCGCTGTTGGAGCGCACGGATTGGGGAAGATGTTTGGCGGCGAAGAGATGGGTCGTGAATGGTTCTCCAAGATCGCCGGGATAGGCGGCTCCCAGCAAGTAGAGGTCATCGTTTCCGTGGACGACAGTGGCGCGATCCAGGCGTACACGAACCGGGAGATCGGACGCAATAACACAGAGATGGTAACCGGAATGGGCATGCGTCCATCGGCGGCCTGGGGGGCGAGATGAGCAGTTATTTTAAGGCTTGGAATTCGCTCATCTCAGGGCCAGACCCGGACAGCTACACGCCGGAATACCCATCCACGGTTGGCCAAATGGCGGACGGCAAACCGGTTGCACAGGGACGCGAAGCTGGTACTCTGGCCTGGAATAACATCACTCTGGCGAGTTGGATCGATCTCCGTGACCGGTACAATACGAACAAGGATTCGAGCGGCACGTTCGTCATTCCCCCGCACGCCTCCGGAGGCTCGTGGTCGTCCTGGCGTTCGGTGACTGCATACGCCGAACATCCGCAAGCAGTCTACCAGGGTGAGGTCGTGCAACAGGTCACCATGCGCATCATCATCGTAGGATGAACGGCAATGGCTCTTACCGGTGCACAAGTCAACAAATTAAAATCGGCACATCAACGTATGGCATGCCGATTTGTGTCCTTCCCCGTCTACAACGTCGAAAGCATCGGTTCGTTCACTCCTGATTCCTCGTACACATTTTTCGATATGGTGAACGTTTTTCCCCGTCACTCCTGGATCGATAACTCTGCGTCCATCGTGCTGTACGGCGACGCTTCGATCCAGCGTGGCGGCGCGGCCGCGACCGGTCACACCTGGACGTTATCGGGTAGTGGGAGCATCACGCCGAATGGGAATCAATGCACGTACACTGCACCGGCCAGCGGATCGGGCACGGCAACGATCAATCTCACTACAAGTGGCAGTGCCGCAACTAATTATGCCTACGTCGTTTATGGTGCTAGTGAGGTCAACGTTGGTCAGGTGACCGGTTTTCACGCCGACGTCGGCGCTGGCGGCTGGGAGATGACGATCCGGGCATACGGCGATTGTACCGGCCTGGAGCGACAAAAGGGCATCGTGCTCAAGATCGATATGTACTGGAACGGCTCAGAAGATACATTCGGTGGCTATCGCTGGTCGAATGGCGTATTCTACGGCTACGTCGACCGGTTGCGGCGCGTCCACGAAGATTCAGGACAGACGTATCTCGAGATTACTTTGATCTCGCCTGAAAAGATGCTCGGATACGGGCAAGTGTGCGACCTCTATTTTTCCAAGTCGGACACCGGCGAGGAGATCGTCATCTCTGACTTTAAGGTGATGGACGCAGTGTGGTACATTCTCACCGGCTGCAAGTTTAACCATCGGCACAACGTCCACTTTTTCAACGACGACAATAGCCCGGCCAATTTGAAAATTAGCCCAGGGCCAATCTGGGACGTGTGCGCCGACGTCGCCCAGCGTACCTTCTGCAATATCTATTGCAGTCGCCAGGGAGACTTTTATCTCATCCAGGATCCCGACGTGCGTGGAGGAACGGTCAGCTCCCAGTTTACGATCACGACTTCACTCTTTGATAGCATTGCCGTGGTGCACCAAACTTATGGCGATCCACAAGGCGATCCGCCGAATCCGCCTGATTTTACCGTGGGCCAGGTCGTGTTCACGGCGTTGAACAGTGACCTGGAGGAAATCTGGGCACGTTGGCCGAGCGACGTAAATCGACTGGATGGGCGAATCGAGGAAGTGAGTGGATTGATCTGTGACTCCCCGTCCACCTTAAAAACCTGGGCAGGTCGATATTGGTACAAGTTGCAGCCAACCGCCGAGTGTGATTTTCGTGTGTTCGCTATGCCGGTTCTCGACTTGTACAACTGGATAGCGGTGACGTTCACGCCGGATTCAAATCGAGTGACCAATACGGGCATTGCTCTCAGCGTGGAGGATACCTACATAACCGCAATGGATTACGAAATCGATCCTGGAATGGGTACCTGGCGGGGGAGTTTCCATACCATCACGCGAGCAAATCAAAATCCGCCCGACCTCGGGGAGAATAGCTCATGAGAGGAAACGAATTTGGTAGTTTGATGGCTGCCAAGATGGGCCAGACGGCATTTGAGAAGAGCCGTTTGTTCCGGGCTAAGGTGACCTCGGTCACCAATCGGGCGACGGTGGGCATCAAGTGCGAGATCGAAAGCACGGGCGAGACGGTCTACGTCGAAGCGGCGGGCGCGGCGACGGTATACGAGATAGCCGTCAACGATTACGTGTGGGTCAAGAGACTGACCGACGGACAGCGCAACAGTTGGATCCTGGCTGGATTTGCCGAGGACAGCGGTGGGTCTCACGTGCCCAGCTTGCGCGCTGAGATCGGCAAAATCTCCGAACTGTGGGCCAGCGACGGCGACCCACAGGCGGTGGACGTGGACACAGCGGGCAATATCAGCGTCCTCAAAGATTTGCAATTGGACGATGGGGCTGGCGATTCACCTGCCCTCAAGGTCATTGGCGGCACGAACGATGACACGTTCAGCATCTATCTGGACGACGACGCAGTAGCAGGCAAGTCAGAGTTGATCATCGAGATGTGTGGTGCCGGTGGTAACTCTGGAATATCGTTGTACGACAGTACACTCACCAAATTTCTCACCATCGATTCAGCAGGGAACTTGATCTTGATGGATAACGTAGGGGCCGCACTGGTCATACGAGATATAGGGGGCAACGACGATTACTTGACGTTTGTCACTACAAACGACCAACGCGAAGTGGTCGTCAACCAGGATGGGGCGGACATAGACTTCCGTGCGGAAGACAACGCTGGTAACAACGTCATAGTGGTGAGGGCGAGTGATGGTCATCTGGGACTTGGGCGAGGTGGGGCGGGCACTGCGCCGTTAGTTCAAATATCCAATACCGGTGCTACTATAAGCGCAGGCTATTACAATTTCTACAGCTACGTGGAAAAGACTGGGGGAACGGGAGCGTTCAACCTGTATTCTGTATTTGCGGCTGCCAATCTTAACCAATCTGGTGGAACAGTGAACGATCTAGCTGGCTTGTATGGTCGTGTCTACATGACCCAGGGCACGGTCAACAATGATGCTTTCGGTTGCTACTTCATGCTGGATATGAACGGTGGCACGGTGACGGACGATGGAATAGCTCTAATGGTATTCCTGGATATGGACGGGGGAACGATCAGCGGGGACGCAGTTGGACTGGTCGTCCAAGTTGACGTCGACGCTGGTACTGTCTCCGGTTCTGTGATCAATACCCTAATAGACGTGCGAACTGGTAACCACTATGGCATTTACCAGGACGGCGGCGCGGGTGTGATGAATTACTTCGAGGGGGACATTAGTGCCGATCAACTAATCGACCGGTCATTGCACTTTCGCGGTGATGCCGTCAGTGCATTGAAAGCTATCCGTGACGATCCGGCATCTATCGAGCCGGGGCAAGATTGGAGCAAGATCGATCACGCTTCTTTGATCGAGGGTGTAGCCAGGCAAGTCCCTTATCGCCGCTGGTACGACAAGAAGACTCGCGAAGCGATGCCCGTTGGGTGGACGCCGACTGAAAAGGAGAGGGACAACTATGAACGGAGAAAGGAACTGATTCCGGGCCGCTCCCTCTCTGGACAAATATCCGTAAACGTTCGCGCTATCGTCCAGTTGGCGGAACGCATAGAGACACTAGAGGAGGCAGCACTTGGACATCTCAATTGAGCGACACTTGTCCATTTTGCGCAGTAAATTGGCCACTTGGCAAAATACGTACATTGATGCCAAGTACGATGCCGAGATTGCACAGGACATCGGTAACGATCAATTAGCCGAACAGGCCATGGCGCGTATGAAGCAGGCACTCAGTGCGATAGCGTGGATCGAAAAAAAGCTCACAGAGTTTGAGACGTAAGTAGTGTACCTGAATAAAGTAAAGCCCCTCGTGAAGGGGCTTTGTGTTTATAGTTTCCAGTTATCTAACGGGCTTGCTCGTTTGTGCGCTTGCTGAACGTCGGATTGAACGATTTTAGCGTAGCGCCGGGTCATCTCCATAGTGCTATGGCCGAGGATGCGCGTCAACGTAAATTCACTGCCACCGTTGCGAAGGTAGCTAAGCGCGAACGTGTGCCTGAAACGATGGGGATAGACGTTTCGTACACCGGCCCGCTCGCCCAGGCGTTTCAGCACTCGGCGTACAGAGAAGCGATTTATGCTATCCTCTCCTGTGTTGTTCAGAAGAAATGGATCGTCCGGATCGGCGTCCGGACGGGCAGCCAGGTAACGCCAGATAGCCTTGCAGAGCCGCTTGCCGATGGGAATGATGCGCTCTTTGGCCCCTTTGCCAAAGACCTTGACGCGATTGTTTCGCAGATCGATGTCTTTGATGCACAGGCCGCATAATTCGCTAACCCGAACGCCCGTGTCCAATAGAAAACGGATGACCAACTTGTCACGCTCGGCGGTAGGCCGGGCGTGCGAACACTGCTTTTTTCCTGGCCGGATGTATGGACGGGAATAATCACAAGCGGATATGAGGAGTTCAATGTCTTCTCTGGACATAGGATCGATCGCTTTTTGTTCTGGCTTGGCTGGTCTAATGCGGCGAATGATGTGGTCGCTCGCATACTCCTCTCTAATTGCCCACGTCCAGAGCGCAGAGAGACCGGTGTGGATATTGAGGATCGTCTTTTTGCTCAGCGGTCTCGCTGGTCGCCGTGCGATGCCTGCCGGTGCGACGACAATTGTGCCGAGGTGATCTAGGAACTGGCGCACCTGGCGGACGGTGATTTCGTCGATTGGTGGATCCTTGCCGTCGAGATAAGCCTGGAATTTGCGGAACGAGTTGTTGTAGTCGGCCAACGTATGTAGTGAGAGTTGCTCGGCACGCCGAGCGAGATTAAAGCCCTCGATGACTTTTGAGAATGTTAGCGTGTAGGAACAATAACGAGAATCTTCGTTTTCTCAAACCGGAACGGAGAACCATGTGCGCCAGAATAGAAAGGAAATTCAGGATTTGAACGGTTTTTAATGACTAGAGGCCACAAGGTTTGCCGTTTTTGCCGTCCTTGTGACCCTCAGTCGGGGCGCGGGGACTTGAACCCCGGACCTCACGGACCCAAACCTTGTGATCTGCGCACTTTTACCCCAGGTCACGCGGTTCGAGTTTGAGCCTATCCGTGTGACCTAGAGTTGCATCACAACGATGCGGGCTTTGTGATCTCCGGTTGTTTCCACGTGGAACTATTTGATTCCTCGCTTATGTACGGCAAGCCATATCTCAATAGATTCAAGTACCGCTCGTTTGAAATCGTCGTCGGTATCTTTGACGATCTGGTAGATCTCAAAATCCAGACCAGTCAATTGTCCATTCGAGATATGGTCTACGAGACCGGCGTGTGTCCATAATTCTACCCAGGAGACACGCAGCGCTTGACACATCCCTGTTGCTGTTTTGATAGTAGGAAGTTCATAAGCGAGTTTCCGTTTATTGATAGTACCCACGCCGACATCAGCGCGCCTCTCGAGTTCGGCAATTGAAAATATATCAAATTGCATCATTCGAGATTCTATCCATTGCCAAAAAGTGTGTATGTTTTTCTTCATCATAAGGAAATTTTACCATGCTTTCTAAAGAAATAGTTCTTAATAGTAAAGAACTATTGACAAATCACAGAACTTATGATATACTTGAGGAAGGTTTTCTTAACTCAAAAGAAAAAAGCCTTTTCAAGTAGGAGATACTATGTCGAAACCAAAAACAATTAGTTTTGTGGCTACGACCGAAATGTACAACGTGCTCGTAGCTGAAGCGACTAACCAAGATCGCACAGTGTCCAGTTTATTGCGACGAATCATCAATCTTTACCTCGATTCGAGAACCAACACGTCGCAGCAGAGGCAAGACCTCATCGAGGCTGGCCAGTTGGAACTCTCAAATATATCCCCTCCCAAGATGGGAGAGATGTAACAATGATAACGAAAACTGTACCACTTAAAATTCTGACCATTTGCCCGGCGTGCAAAAAGAGGGCGACGTTTACGTGGGTCGGACATCAAGAAGTGCCTGAAGGCATGATACCGTTGGAATTGTATCGCTGTTCGGAATGTCGGAGCACGCGGTCACATCTTTCATTATTTGAAATAGTATGTAAGAAGAGGCAGGTATAGGCCCTGCTTTTTTCGGTTTTTCCTCCTTCCTGTGGGTGGGGTCGGGCGTGGCGAACCCGGCCTCACCTCGAAAAGGCAAATAAGGAGTAATCGATGGAAATCGTAGACATCAAAATAAACACTATTAGGCCAGGAAAGTTTCAACCACGAACGAAGGGGAGAGTCACATTGGCTTCGGTGGCTGAACTGGCGGCGGATATTGGCGAAAGGGGATTGCTGAATCCGCTGTTGGTAGCGGTGAATAGCGAACCGGGATGGTATGATTTAATCGCCGGCGAACGACGCTGGCTGGCCATGAAATTGCTCGAGTGGGACTCGGCACCTTGCCAGGTGAAACATGGCGATGAGAAGGCGCTATGTGAGATAGCAATCGTTGACAATTTGCATCGAGAAGATTTGACTCCACTGGAAGAAGCCAATGCGCTGCAAAGTCTCATGGAGTTGCACGGGTACAGCCAACGGCAACTGGCCAGACAATTGAACAAGAGCCAAGGCTGGGTACAACAACGGTTAGCGCTCCTGAACGTGGCTCCTCGGATACAAGAGATGGTGAATACGCGCGTATTCACTTTTGCCCACGCCAGGGCGCTGAGCGGTTTGCCTGTGCCTGTACAGGAAACAGCGGCGACCCACCTGGAGGCAATTCAGCAAAAAGGGATACCGCTGACCAGTCGGCAAGTAGAAAACGTAGGACGGCAGATCAAGAAATTTTTGGACCCCGAGCGGTTCGCCGGTGTCGAGGAGAAAACAATAGCAGCCGACGAACGCAATGGGCAAATCGTTATCCGCCACCTCCTGGAGACACAACCTAAGGAAATACTCAGCCAGGCAGTGAAGCGGCTCTTGGATACAGAGCGAAATTCGAGCGCACGTAAATTGTTGGGAAAAAAGTCGTTTGTCGGTATGTCTGACATTAAGACAATTATAGGGCTATTACGTGATCCGGCCGGCTGGGGTTACTACGTAGTTTACTCGAATTGGTGGACAGACGAAGTTGCCCAGGCTACTCGGCGCATTTGTAAGAATTGCATCTTTTTTGGCGTGGATGCACCCCAAGAGACATTCGATGGCTGGCAATCGCCGTGCGAGCGTTGGATTGGCCAGTCATCACCGACGACGTGTCGGGATTGTATTTTGCCTACCGACGCAGTAGCCATTGGCTTGCGGCCGTACTATCGTTTCGATTTGACAGACTCCAAAGTACAAGAGGGTGACTTTTCCTACGTCGAAAGTGTCAGCGATTATGTGCAATTGGTAGAAGCAGCGACACGCAGAATAGAGCACGGAAAGGCAAAAAGCATCACACGAGAACGAGATAAGCACCGTGAGCGCTTGGCGGCGTTTCGCCAGGTCTGTGAGCAAGCAGATGACGGTGCGACCTGTCCTTTGGTCACCGATCACTTTCAAGCGCAGTGGTGCACCTTTTGTGAATTGAATCACGATGGCGAGTGTGAGATAGCCAATCATCCAATCGACAAGTATAAGTCGCGACCAGAATTCTGGGCTTTGATTCAAATCGAGGATGGGACAGACGTGGATGGTCAAAAAGTCCAGACCGCCGTTTGCATCGTGCCCAGATGCGAAATGTTTCGTTTTGCCTACGCGCCTGACTTGGTGGCTACGGGCTGGATCACGTTTGCCGAGGATAAACAGGAACGTAAAAACACGGTGATCCGCTGGCTGCGAACGATGATTAGTGGCTTCACTGCATACGGCAATAGTCTGTCTGGAATGTGGTCGATGTTACGTTGGCTGCCCTACACACGCCCTCGAGACAAACATTACGATTTGGATAAATTGCTGCGCTATGTTCTGAATACGTGGGATGAATGGAGCGATGCGCGGATCGCGACGTTATTGAGCGCGGCCGCGAGCGAAAGAAAAGCAACAAAAAGTCGAGAGATTTTCACACTTTACAACCCGGCGACGGGAGACGACGAACGATGGATTCGCGTTAGCTGGGATAAATATGTCAAAGGGAAGAAACCTTGGTATGGCTGGCCTAAGGCTATCGAATGGCCATTTGAGGAAAAAGAATGTCAATAGAGTCTGAAATCGTAGAAACCAACACGGCCACGTTGGCCATTCGACAAATCGAGACGCTTTTCCCCGGTGCTATCGTATTCGACGAAGCAGCCTTGTGGCTGGCCTGGGAGCAAGCCAAAGATGCGTTTTTGAGTAGCAAGCTGCGCAAGTCGGGATCGCAGAATACGGCGATTGCGTACAAGTCCGATCTGCGTGCCTTTTTCAAATGGGCCTGTTCTAGTCCCTGGAATGTCTCGCCGGCGATGGCTATCGAATATGACAATTGGATGGCCACGGAAGGCAAATGTACCAAGACGGGACGCGGCCCACTAGCCGATGCAACGCGCAACCGCAAGCTCGCCGTTCTCTCCGAGTTCTACAACTTTGTCATTCACAAGTATCTTCTGCAAAAAGCGACCGGCGAATTTGTGTCTTTGTGGGAACTTAGCCACCCTGGGCAATCCGGGGTGGGCAATCCGTTCAACGTTATCGAGCGGGTCAAGGTTTCACCTTACGGCCGCGCGCAATATCCCTCGACGACAGAGCTAAAAGCGATCCTCGGCGCAATCAATACCGGTTGCCTGAGAGGGAAAAGGGACTTTGCCCTCCTCTATACGATTGCCACTACCTGTCTGCGCTTTTCGGCGGTCATCGGCATCCGCTGGGGGGAAATCCAGGAACGGGACGACGGCGATTTTAACGTCACTTACCAGTACAAGGGTGGCGACATTCGTCGCGCTGTCCTGGAGAGAATGGCGTACCAGGCCATTTGCGCGTACCTGGTAGCCGACGACCGGCCACTCGATGAGATGCAAGCGGGCGATCACATCTTTATTCAGATCGACCCGACACGTATCGCGCGCATCACCGGTTACGAGAGTGATCACTCCAAACCTCTGGCCAATACCACTGTCAATGCAATTCTCAAAAAGTACGCGCGGCGGGCGGGTGTGGCTCCTGAGAAAGCGCACATTCACGGATTGCGGCATGCCGGGGCCAGGCTGCGAGTCGAACAGATGAAAGCGGCGAGGAAAAAAGTTGATTTGTTGGAGATCATGCATTTGCTGGGTCATTCGAGTTTGGCAGTGACCCAGATTTATACCGATCGGGTACTGGACGATCCCGACGATCCGGGCATCAAGGCAGCGGCAATGGCCTTGATGCCCACGGGTCAGCAACGGAAACGGGCACGACTACAACAAGAGACTTTGCCCGGAGTGTAGTAAAAACCGTTTCGTGTAGTAATACCAAAGCACAACAAGAAAAAGACAAAGATACTTTCAAAAAAAGAGCTCTTTTCCTTCCGATTTTGGGGCATAACGCCAGCCGAGGGCAGTCGCACACCACCGCACTGGCTCTCGGAGACCATTTTTTGTGCTCCGTGTAGGCACTATAATGTATGTTATTGTGCCTATAGCGTGACTGGGATTTTCTAAAATGACTGTCGATCGTGATGCGATTTTGCAAAACGTAGACGTATCAGCTCTGATAGAACACGACCTGGGCCCACCTACAAAACGATCTGGGCGTTGGCTGTTCTTTCGCTGCCCCTTTCATGCAGGTGGGCGCGAGCGAACGCCGAGTCTGGGAGTGACGCCCGATAACGGAAAGTGGAAGTGCTTTGGCTGTGGAGCTGGGGGAAACGTGATCGACTGGGTGATACAACACGACCACGTGGTCTTCCTAGAAGCATGTCACCGTTTGGGCGCGAGTGACTTGCCCAAACCAAGCGGACGCATACAGCCATTGCTCAGGCTAGCAATCTCACATCGGATGCCACCGGAAGTGTGGCAAGACCGGGCGTTGGCGTTGGTTCACGATTGCCAAGCATTGCTATGGCAGGACGTGGGCGAGCGAGCCAGAACGTATCTCTACAAGCGCGGCTTTACGAATGATACTCTATGGTTATGGCGGTTGGGATTCCAACCGAAAAAAAAGCGATACGAGCAGTTAGAGAACTGGGGAATCACATCTCCAGACGACGGTCGTCGCCACGCTATGTGGATTCCACGTGGAATCACCATCCCTTGTTTCAGCGAGAATGGCGAAACGCTGAGATACGTTAAGGTATGCCGAGGCCGCGCCGACCGATGGGGCAAGTACGTCAAGCTCCGTGTACCAGACGGATATAGTGGAGCAGGTCTATATGGCGTTGACTGGTTGTGCCAGCACCAAACGCTCTTCCTGGACGAAGGCGAATTCAATGCCTTGACTATCTGGCAAGAAGCAAACGACCTGGTGGATGTGGTCAGCACAGGGACAGCTAGTATCTGGCCGGAAACATTACGCCCTTGGTGGGGGCACTTTTTAATGGCGCATCATATCCTGGTACGCTTCGATCCAGATCAAGCTGGAGCACGTGGCACCGAGCAATGGCGGGCGTTATCGAGACGCCTCCGTTCGGTGCAAGTCCCGGCCGGGGACGATCCAAACGAGTTCCTGACAAAGTACGACGGCAACGTCCGTGCCTGGGTCGAGTTCGAGTTGGCAAAGTTGGGCGGGTAGAATAAAGGAAGGAATATGGACACACAGCATGCCTGGATCATCGCCCGGATGGTGGCCGGGATGAACGTCGAAGATGACTTGATCGCAAACCTGCCGACGCCGTGGTTGCGGATTGCGCAGGCCGTGAGTGACGCAGATGGACGTGGGCGAATCACGGTGCTGCAGGAAATGTGCGCAGAGATGAGCGATGGCGAGACGATCTTAAAAACGATTTTAGAACAAAACCCACGACGGTCACCACGCAAAAAACCTTCGTTCTCGTTGGTGCCCTCTCTGCCGTCGTCGGCAAGAATGGCGGACGGCCTGGCTGAAGGTGTAGGGATTTGGTTAGATCAGTATATCAGCTACGCGAAGTCCGTTAGTCCACTAACACCTGACATTTTCCACGAGGCCGGAGGATTGTGGCTGGTCAGCCTGGCCATTGCCAGGCGCTTGGTGCTGCGTCTGGCACACAAAGACTTGTTCCCGAATCTGGCCATACTACAGATCGCACCTACCACATTGTACGCTAAGTCCACCGGCTTGAACATCCCTCGCTTTCTGGCCGGACTGGTAATGCGTTACCTATTGCTGCCTGGCGAAATGACGCCAGAAGCGATGATGGACGAACTAGCCGGAAAGCAACCAGTGATGCTCGATGGATTAGACATGGCAGACTGGCAAAAAGGGCAAGCATACGCAGCTCAGCGCGGCGTATGCTTGGACGAGGCATCCTCTCTATTTGTGGGACTGAGTAAAGATTATAACATCGGAATGGGAGAGGCTTTGCTGCGCTTATACGATTGCAGCGAGTACATTAGCAGACAGACAAGGGGCACCGGACGCTCGACAGTCAGAAACGCATATTGGACATTTCTAGGAGCAACAACCCCCTGGCATTTGAAAAAGGCCGATGTGGATACGTTGTGGTACACTGGGCTGTGGCCGCGCTTTCTGTTAATAACGCCGGAAAGTGGACCAATATGGCAAATGCCCAGTCGGACGCGGACCGAGATGCCGAAAGCTATACAAGATCGTTTGTCTCGGCTATGCGAAGATGACCTGCCAGAATCAACGTATCAGAAACCAGCAAAACCACTCGGCGTGGGTCTAGGCGAGGGAGTCTTCAAAGCCTACCAAACGTATCTTCAGGCAACAATGCACACATTGCTCGTTCCCCCCACCTCCGTAGACATTCGCCTGTGGGGAGTCTATGGCCGGTTAGCCGAGCACACGCTCAAAGTGAGCATCCTCCTGGCTGCGCTCGATTGGAACGGTGTCGGTGCGCCAGTAATCGCACTCAAACATTGGGCACGGGCACAAAACTTTATCGAGACCTGCCGGGCTAGTGCACATCGCCTACCTGGAATGTTGGCCGAATCGAGGCAAAATGAAGCCGAGACTAAAATCTTGATGTGGTTGGATGCATCGGAAGACGAATGGAATACAGCACGGGATATTTACCGGGGATTGAATATGCAAAGCAGCAAAACCAAGGTAGCTTTGCTTGATTTGGAAGAAGCTGATCTGGTGGAGAGCAAACAAAAAGGTAAGGCGATGTACTATCGCTTGAATAGAGAGAACGAACTGTCATATGGTACATGACACTTATGACACTTATGATCTGTCGTCATGTGTCATGTGCCATATGACACTAAAATAGGGGAACTGTCGTACTCCTCGACAGCATGACACTGACGACAGTTAAAATATTACAACTGTCGTCATGTCATAAGTGTCCCCAGGTCTGACAGAATCGGCTTTTAACTGTCATATGACGTATGACACATGACGACACATGACTGTCGTCAACTGTCGGGACCTACTGACAGTTGAAAAAAATGAAGGGCGGGTAAAAATGCTAACTATCACGGTTGCAAGCCAAAAGGGGGGCGTGGGCAAGACTACGACAGCGGTGACGCTGGCGCATGGTCTTGCTCTCAAGGGCTGCCAGGTGCTGTTGGTTGACCTGGATCCGCAAGGCCAGTGCGCGATCTCGTTGGGAATGAAACATGAACCGGGAATCTATCGTTTGCTGGTGGATGAACAATCGCCGGTGGATGTAGTACGCAAAACAGGCCGGAAGGGATTATGGCTGCTGCCCGGCAACAAGCGCACCGCCACGGCGCAAATCGTGCTCTATGCGGAGGGATTCAACTTGGGCGTCATCAGCGAACGGCTGGCCAGGTTGAATGGCGTGGACTTTATGGTATTCGATACGGCTCCCTCTGTAGGCGGCCTCCAGGAGGCAGCGATTTGCGCGTCCGATCTGGTCATCGTGCCTACGGCGACGAACTATCTGTGTACCGAGGGCGTCGTCAGGACGATGGAAACGCTGGCCACGTTGAAAACGCGGTACGGCTGGCAGGGCAGCATGTTGGGAATTTTACCGACGTTTTTCGATAGTGTGACCACGGAGAGCCGGGCGACGTTGGTCGATCTCCGTGCCAAATACGACGACAAGGCAATCTTGAAACCCATCCACCGGGCGACGGTCTTGGAACAATGCGCGGCGGAAGGATTGACGATCTGGGAGAAACGTTCCAGGTCGCGGGCGGCGCAAGAGTATGCTGCATTAGTTTGGAGGGTAAGTGATGCGACGTAATATCAAAGATCTTGGCGACGAGCCGATTGATTTTTTAATGAGCAGGTCTGGAGTTCGAGAGCCTGAGCCAAAAACGCCAAAGCGTAAGACCAAAATCACACCACATGAGCGAGGACGATCTATGCGCAAGGTGACATTGACGTTACCCTCCTCAGAATGGAAAGATGCGATCATAGCTGAGGCCGAACGTTGGGGAGTGCGGAACTCGGATCTCATGACTTATGCCATAAGTTATTTGATGCGTGCAATCGAGGACGGAGATGTACAACGGCCAGGTGATAGTTCTCAATTTTATCACCGCTCCGCCGAGATGCTGCTTTTGCCGTGGGAGCCTGAATAGATGAGGTCAAGAATTTTGCGGATAGATCTCTGCGGGTTTCTAGTGAGGTCTGTTCTAAGGTAGCCTAGGCCAGCCTATAGGGTGGCCTAGGGCAGCCCATAGGGTGGCCTATAGGACAGCCTATGGGCCAGCCCATAGGGTGGCCTAGTCTCGATATGGGCATATCAGAGTCCATAACTTGATTTTCAGTGCTTAGAAAGCGTCCAGGAGAGTGACGCTAGATTAAAAAGAGGCGGGAAATGGATCCATTTTTTGAATTTTTGAAAACGACGGGCGTCGTCGTGGGCAGCGCGACCGGCGCGGCGGTGCTGTACCAGGTAGGCCGGAAGGTCTACGATGACTGGTACAGCCGTTGGCTTGCTTTGCAGCAAGACAGAGTAACGCTGGCCGATCTCGAACAAAGTGTCAAGCTGCATGCCGTCCGGCGTTTCGAGCCGAATGAAAGCGGCAGCCTGGGCGTCACGCTGGATGCCGATGGGACGTATCGCAATCTGGATACGGGCGAGGTTTTCACCCAACTGAGGACGATCTATCTCGATCCCATGCGCCTCAAGATCGATTCGATCCATAGGATGCTCCTGGCCATGCGTGGCATCCCCCAGGCATCCAAAGCCCTGGCGCAGTTGGAGGAAAGTACGACACCGGCGCCCGTTTGGCCCACGTCGGTGTGCTTGGTCGATTTGTTCAGAGATCGGCAGCCTACTATCCACGATCTGGTGGTGGGTGCACATCCTACAGAGAACGGGCTAGAGGTAGTATCTGATTCGCTCAACAACTTAATGCATGTCCTGACCGTGGGCGCGAGCGGTTGGGGCAAGTCCACCTGGCTGCGTTCGTTCTTGTGGCAAATCGCCAAAGCACGCGAGCCGGTCGAGGTGGTTGCAATCGACATTAACGGCAGCGAGTTTAACGTGCTGCGCGGTTGGGGTAAACTCAGATACCCAGTGGCGCGGACGACCCAAGACGCGGCGGCCGTCCTGGATGCGGTGGGCAGCGAGATCCAACAGCGGCGCGATCTGTACGAAAACAACGCCCCGCTTGCGACCAAACTAATCGAGTACAACGAGGCGACGGGAGCGAATATCCCCCCCTGGGTGGTCGTGCTCGATGAGGGCACGAACTTGCTGAACCAGACGGGCATCGGGAAGCCCTTGCGGACGGCAGTGCAAACGGCGCGGCAATATGGCGTTTACATCCTGTTAGCCGGCCAATCGGCAAAACATAGCGTGGTAGATACCCAGGTGCGGGACAACTTTTCTACCAGGTTATGTTTTAGGACCTCCCCCACCTCCTCGCGCGTCGTCCTGGATGACAGCGCGGCGGGAGACTTGCACGACAAGGGACGGGCGTGGGCGAAACTGACGGGCCGGGAAATGTTAGAGGTGCAAGGGCCGTTTGTGTCACGCGAGGACTTTGTGCGGGTATTGGGCAATGGCGGGCCAAAGTTGGCTATGCCAGAGCCGATCACAGCGCGACCGCCCAGTGGGGATCCCGACCAGATTGCACAAGTGATCGAACTCCATAACCAGGGCGCAAGTATGCGGGCAATCGAGCGCGCGGTCTTTGGTTACACCGGAGGCAAGGCGCACGATCTGGTTAAAACGATTGTAGAGGGTGCTACTACTACCGGCGAGGGTGCTACAAGTGCGACAGACGCGGTAGCGGGTGATTCTATAGTAGTAGTAGCGGGCAGTCCTGACTTTTGCGACTTTTGCAATCGGGACACTGACAGCTTTCCACGTGGAATCACGATCACGACTTGCGCGGCCTGTGGGGCTGCGGTGTGTAGCGATTGCGCGGTGGACGGGTTGTGTCCAGACTGTCAAGAGGTGGTGCGATGAACGCAACTATCATCTTGACTGAGACTATCGTAATCGATGGCACAACCACGACCCGGACTATCGAGGCGACGGGCAGTGTTGACCAGGTGCGGAATTTATTGGCCGGTGCTGAAGGATTGCTTCCCTCACTCGATGCGCGACCACAATCGGCGCGATTGCCCGTGGCCGTCACGTGTCCTCTTGACGTTTTTCAGACTAGGGCTGGTGGGTCTGTGCGGGAGTTGGCCGCAGCGGCGCGGGAGAACGTTATTTATTGGCGGAATAACCCGCCAGCACCTTTCCCGATGTGCACGCCAAGCAGGAAGGGATTATTGTCGAGTTTGTCGGACATCCTGAACGCGCGTTTTTGACCAGATGTAAATAGTAGAAAGATAGGAGAGTATGACCGAAGAACAAGCAGTCCAAATTTTAACGGACATTATGGCTCCGGTAATCGGTGAATATTTGGCAGAGTACGCGGCGAGGAAATTGTACACGACGCTGGTCGCCATAGATGAGGAGGCGTTGCACCGATTGTTGGATTTGCTCACTGTCGAGGAGGAAAGGAGATAGTTATGGAAGTGGTACTAGTCCGGCACTACAAAGCCGGATACGAAATCAGGGTAGAAAAGTTGACGGAAGAAGAGGCAGGAGGTGTACCAGGCGGAATGGTGATGAAATCAGCTTATACGCCGGATGGATACTACATCGGCAACGGCCGGTGTGCGCATTATCTGGTCGTGAAGCGGGGCATCAAACCAGAGATCATCCCGTCCGATGGGCCGCAGGCAAAGGGAAGGCGTGGACATGTTTGCTCCATTGGCTTTTGTGAAGCGGAACAAAAGTGGTATGGTTGGTCTCACCGGGCCCTTTACGGTTTTGGCATCGGTGACATCGTGGACAGCGAGGATCATCTATGTGCCACCTCGGGATGGACAGATGAGTACCTGCGCGATCATCCCGAAGCCGATGTGAGCCTTCCCATTGGATTCGAGGCCAAGACTTTGGCGGATTGCAAAAAGATGGCGATAGCTTTTGCGGAATCGGTAGCATAATGACTGCAATATACGCGATCATCCTTTTCCTTTGGTATGTCTGTGTAGCTATGGGTCTATATTTCGTCGTGGACTATCGGATACGCGCCTTTCTGCGGGAGACCTGGTTGTGTTGGGTCTTTGCGTTCCTGTGGCCGGTGTCGATTGTAGGCTATATGGTGTTTTACCTGTGGGAGAGGGATTGATCTTTTGGCTTTAACGGGAGGGATCGCTGCGGCCTGGCTAACTGGGAACGCTGAGGTCAACAGCAGAGAGCCGGATCGTGGTCTCCCTCTCGCTTTAAGCGAGGGAAGCGCGCGCAAGCGGGCCGGAAACCTGTTCCTGAGAGGGGCCTGGGTTTTTTGGTCGCGGGCCACAACCGCCGCTTCCCATTTTGGAGGAACTGTAATGAACGTCAAACGATGGTATGGCAATAAATTTGCGCTTCCAGCACAGCAAATCAGATTTTTTGGTGAATTGACCAAAGAGCAAGTCGAGGAGGTTAGAAAACATTTCACCTCCGGTCTGGTAAACGTCGAAAAGTACGTCTATGCCATCAAGCGTAGTGGAAAACTAGTCTGGGCGCGAGAACGTCGCGATTTATTGGTGGAGCACAATCTAACGATAGAAAGGTAAAACGATGGGCGAGAAAGGAAGGTACAAATGCTCGAGGTAACTATCAGGTTTGACGTTGGTTGTCAACCAATGCAGGTCGAGATTGACGATTATGATAAACTTACGTTGAAAGCTGCCCTCGCTGCAATTGCTGCGTCCGATCCTATCATAAAGGTGTCGGTGATGAGTGGTGACGATGCGATAACTTTTCGTGTCAAGGAGCTCATTTTGGAACATTCGGCTCTCGTTCAGGCATTGCTTGGCAAGCAGGTGGCAAGCATAGATGGTGTGCCGGTAATGATGAGTAGCTTTACGATCCCGTCCTTGAGAAGAGGTTGGGATATGAAAGCGTTTGTGGACGGCGATCAACTGTGCATCACGGGAAAAGATTTCGTCGATCTCCAAGAATCGCCAGCAGTATTCTACCCGTTGGCGAGTGAGATAGCGAAGATCATAATGCAG